TGTTTGGCCAGTGAATCATTGTCCGAGTCGCGATCCCAAGCCGTAAACGAAACCGACGGCAAATCGACGCGGAGTGTCGGGCGGCCGGCTGATCCTATTGTGACATCGGTGTTGATCAATTCAATCCGCATACACTTTTTTGTCGAGTCGACCACATAATCTTTTAGGGTTGTCGCATTAAAAAGCGCGGTTAAATCACCAACGACCGAAAATTGTTTGTTGTGAATTGAGGCGACATCGACCGAACCAAAAGCTTGATAGTCCTCGACATTTTTTTGGATTGTCATTTTCACTCGTTCCATTGCGGTTGCTGTAGCTATATCCAGTCCTTCCATTGTATCAGCAAAGTATACATTGGCGTGTGCCGCCAAAAATTCGTTTTCTGTTACGAAGGTTGGTGTGCCGGTTGTCGTGGATTCTTTTTTAGCCAGCCATGTACTTGTCATTTTCAAGTAATCACCAACGGCCACTTCAAGATCTAAAGTGTCCAGCATGCCATAGGCCGCGCGGAAGGTTCCGACTGGATCGCTTCCGTGTAGTGTATAGCTTGGATGGGTGTTGTTGTTTAGGCGTGTAAATACATGCGTCCTGAGCGTATTATCAAATGTCGGCACCATTGTTGCGGCAGAAGTCGCACCTGTCACGATGTTTGATCCGCTCGTAAATGTTCCGGTTGTCACCGAAATAAAAATGACGCTTGTGCTGTCAACATCTTGAACGACGCCGGTTGCTCCAGAGACAGCTTGTGTTACATTTTCGCCGCGTACAAAAGTCCCTGTTAAGCTTCCCATTGTCATGCGAATGGCCGCTGTATCTGTTCCCAAGGCTGCGTTTAAGAAATGGCCAAGATAGATATCGCGTGCGATCGCTTCCAATTCCAAGACCGTTGTTTGTTTTACAGTCTGGGAGTCACGGAGTTCGTCAATGTTGCCGTATGCTCCGGTGTCTTTAGCTGATACAAATTCCGGTCGAAAAACGCCGGACACTTTCGGAATCCATACGGACGCCGCGACCGCCGTACCAGCGACGGTTTCTTTTCCAAGGCCTACCTTCTGCAGGCGGCCGATATGTTCATTGGCCATAGGGTTTAGTTATTGTTAATTTCTTTTTGTTCGTTTTGTTCGACCGCTTCGGTATTCTCGACCGATCCAATCATCTCTTTTAGCTTTGCTTCGGCTTCTTCCAAACTGTCCGCCCAGATTGTCATGCCGTTTCTTTTGGTCGGAAAGTAATAACACCTTTGTGCTTTTTTTTCGACCACTTCCATTTCCTCGTGGTCAGATATTTTTTTATTCATAGGGTTTTATATTATTGATTGTAACACTTCTGCGGTAACTCGGATATCCAGCACGGCGACCGGTTGGCTGTATTGTTCGGAAAATGCCGGCTGGCCATCCGATTCGATCATGAATTTTACCGCACTTCCTGTCAGGGTTTCGTGATCATCCTTTCGCAGTTCAGCCGTTATCGTATCGTATAAAGTCAGCCATTTTTGATATCCAGTTGCGCTTTCGTCTATCGGATAAACCGTCCGCACGAGGAAATGATAGCTGGTCAGATTGTTCGCCGAATCAACCATTTTTTCCTCATCGCCAATAAATAAAGTCATCGTTGCTGGAAATGACGATGGCTTGCTTTCTGGATAGCGATATTTTACTGGTACAATCGTCGCCGAAATCGTGTCAATGATATCGCAAATCTTATCGTGGATTGTCGCTCTGGTACTCATATTTTATTTAAGAATTTGCAGTTTTCTGAATCTATCTATGATCGCTTCTCGGTTTTCCTCGACTGACCTTGTAAGATATTTTTTGCCTGTAATCTTGGAGGCGTGGTTCCTGCCGGCCATTCCCCCAAATTCTTGAATGGAGGCATAGTCCTTATTGCTACCAACCGCACCGATAACTTTTCCCACACTTTCGTCAATCTTAAAGGTTAATGAACGACTGAGATCTCCTGTTTTTTTTGGTACAAAACCCGGTTGAACAGAGGTAGCATGAACCTGCATAACAGACGAACCGATTGCGTTCTTCATTTCCTTTTGGATTGTGGCCGGAGCACTCTCAACCTCTTTGATCATCTTGTCGAATCTGTTTTGGTCAAAGGTGATTTTGAGTTTCATATTTTAGTCGTTATAGAAAACCGCCTGTTTGGTTAATCTCAATCGATAAACATCGTCGGTGTCCTCGTTGTTTTCGTGGCGTTCAATGCCTGAAATTCTATACTCAACGCTGGAGTTATCCACAACCTTGTCACCGACTCGGTAATTGTCAGGTTCCACATAACAATCGAAGCTCTCAATGCCCGGCTGTTCGCCCAAAACGGCCGTCAGCTGGGCGTCTAAGGCCTCGATGTATGCTGGAGCCCCTGTAATCGTCGCTGATGCCGAAAACGAGGTCACATTCGAAGCGTCAACAAGCCTGTAGGTAGTTATTGTGGTATTGGCTCCGTTAATCATAAAACAAAAACTTTCGCCCGTTTGTATTGTGAAACTATACGGCTAAATTCCGAGGCATCCTCATCGCTTCCAAAACTGACGCTTTTAGTTCCGATTGTATAGTTTTTAACTCTGGCGTTTTTGCGTTTAGCAAAGCGTCCGGCCACGAGAAGCATGACAGCATTCCTTAATCCTTCCGGGAAGTTAACGCCAGCCAGTGGGCTACCCGAGAGTGTCATTCCGGTGGTGGCTGATAAAACACAAGTCGTGATGGCTCTCTGGGCTGTCCTGTCGGCAATATAAACCTTAGCGCCTATCGTGAAGGCTGAAACTCCGCCGTCGGCACTTAATGTTGCGTTAGCATTGATTGCTGCCGCTATACTGATTGCTACGGCCTCGTTGCTGGTGTCGTCGTACCAATTCGTCCCTTCGGTCAAAACAACCCCGCCTGAGCCGCCCAGTGCGATTGTGATCGTCATCAATGGCGTAATAAGCGCGTAGTTGGTGATCGTGATTGTCGCGTATCCTCCGGCGTTCCAACCAGCCACATAATCAACCGTTATTTCACGCTCGCCACCGAGCAGGCCGTCATCCAAATGTAAAATATAATTATCGATATCGTAGGCGTCGTCTTGGGTATATTCGGTTGTGTCTTCCATGATCGTGCCAATCTCTTGAACATTCAAATCGAACAAATCCAATTCGTCCACTCCGCCGTCGTGTATTTCGTCAGTTACTTTGTGGAGGGCTAAATCTGAAACCGAAAGAATGCCATTGAGATCATCAGTGGCAAACTTATTTAGCATCGCCAGCACGGTATCGTGAGTGCTTGAGGAAATGCCGAGATATGTCTTCAATTCCGCCGATGTGACATAAAGATTCATACTACGAAATCAATGATCTGGCCACTGATAAAATTCTGGCAGTTGCCAAATCTTTTAATGTCTTTAACGATCGCGCTTTGAATGGCGAGTCGGTTGTCCATGTCGCTCCGGAAATCGTCCCGTTTCGTCCGTTACCGCTCGTGTCGGCTACCGTGGCTCCGCTTCCTTCCGAGAATAACCATTCGCCCTGTTTGTTATCCGCCGGCACTACACCGTCCCAGTACAAATCAGCAATCTCTTGAGTTGTCAGCACATCACTCCACAGCCACGAAGCGGCAATTTTTCCAGACCAGTTTGTTACGGGATTATTGGTGGCAAGTTGACAACCTATCATTACCCGTCGATCGTTCTGGTGAATTGTTGTAATAACAGCGTCCACTACCTTAGTCGGCACAATTTCCGCACCGTCGATATAAAGTTTTAATACCCCCGAGTTCCAAGTAAAACCGACCAAATGCCAGATACCATCATCCATTCTGTTCGGGCTATCATAAGTTTTCCAATTCGTAATTCCACCGTCTTGTGAAACGATAATGCGTAATTTGTAGTTATTCAAAAGTATTGTCCAAGCTCGTTTTGTCACGCCATAGTCAAACTTTGAAAACGAACAGCCTGCTATAAAATTGCTCGGCACTCTGATCCACTGAAACACACTTAATGTTGCCCCAGCTCCGCCGCTTGGCTCGAAATTAGAAATAGCAACGCTTTGTGCGCCTGTTCCATTTACATGAACAGAGTTTGTATATGGCCTTACGGCTAATCTTGCCATATTTAGATTTTTTTAACTTCTTTAAGTGTCAGTTTCTTATAACAAGAATTCAGAGTTTCCAAATCTTTTTTTTCTCTCGCTTCATAGGATTGTGCCAAGTTTTCAAAAAACAATTCCAGAATTTCTTCCTCGTTCAGCTTGGAGTTTTCATCGACAAACTCTTGATTAATTTTGCCTTCAGGAAAACTATAACCACCACCTTTTTTGAACACAACCGAAAAGCCATAAAAACTATATCCATTTTCTTCCTTGCGGATATCGTTTAATAAAATCTGTGAGCTTTTGAAATTGTATTCTCGTTCCATATTAAGCTGGTGTTACGCTTCCGTTAGAAGTTATCCTTTTCCATTCACAGACAAATTCCATTTCCCCTGCCGTAATATCATCAACGCTTCTTGTTAAATAAATCGAAGCGTTGTTGATTGCCACCCACGGAGTAGCCACAACAAGTCCCGCTCTGGTTTGAGCGATATCACTTGTCCACACATTCCCAATTCCGAATTTCGTAGCATTA